AAGATATTGGTGCTCCCTTTTCTCGTATTTATGCGGAACTGTTAAAACCTTTAGCCACGCGTGTGACCAACATCATGGTCAAGCGCGGGCTTTTAGAATTCCCGTTAAAATTTAATGGCCGCGCCGTTAAAGTTATCCCCACCTCCCCGTTGGCAAGAGAACAAAACATTAACGATTTGGATTCTGCGGTCCAGTGGTTGCAGATTGTTCAATCTTTAGGGCCGGAAGTTCTTTTAGGAACGGTCAAAGTTGAGGATTTTGCCCAGTGGTCGGCTGAAAAACTCGGAGTGGATCTTGAACTCACACGTGATGAAGGCGAAAGAGCAAATTTACAGGAACAAGTGGCTCAATTATTGGCCGCAGCTCAAGCCGCACAGACCCAACAACCCGCAGCAGCTTAGGAGAATTTATGCCAATTGACCCCAATAACCCTTTTGACAAAGCAGCATTGACGCACACCACTATCAAAGTAAAAGTCCGAAACCCTCCGTCGGGCAAAATTGTATTTAATAAAATTCATGGCAACACCGAAATCAATGTTGTCAATTCGCCGGTAGGATTTTCTCGCGAACAATTGCAGGGATTTGGTGAGATGGTTCAGGTTTTACAGATGGAGGGGAAAATTGGAGATGCGGGTTCAATTTCTATCAGTCAATTGGAGCTCATGTGATGGGAGTTGGGGATCTCAATGAACCAAAAAAAGGTGTGCCGCCCGAAATTGCACAAAAAATACTTGATATGGATGTGCTCATTGCAAAAACTTTTAGCACCCATGCGGGTAAAAAAGTTTTGGACTGGTTGCGGCAACAATATGTAGAAAACCCGGTCGAAGGTTATGTTGTGGATCGAAACGGCGCTATCAATGCCGATGCCACTACATTTCAATTATATCAAAAGGAAGGGCAAAAAATTGTGATTAAAAACCTTGAAATGAGAATGAAACGTGCAAACTCAAGCTGATTCTGATCATTTAAATAGGAGCTTGACCAAAAGTTTTATAGCACGGGAATTTATTTGCCCTTGTTGCTACGAGGAAGGAATCAAGAACGAATTGGTTTTTTATTTGCAATTTGCGCATGATCTTTTACCCCCTAATTCTGTCATCGTTATCAAATCCGGTTATCGATGTGAAAAAGAAAATAAAAAAGCGGGAGGGGTCGAAAATTCGGCACACATGAAAGGATTGGCGGCCGATATCCGCTGCGACCATTCTAGTTATCGGTTTTCTCTTATTCGGGCGTTGAGTGGAGCGGGTTTCAAACGCATTGGAATTGGAGAAAATTTTATTCATTGTGATAGGGATTTAGAAAAACCGCAAAATGTAATGTGGACTTATTATTAGGAGATAATTTATGAATGAAGTAACCACTCCAGCCGAGCAAGAAAAAACGCCCGCTGAAACTCCGGATACTAAAAAAGTAGATCCGGCTGAGGGTTTGCTTGCGAATGCGGTTAAGAAAGAAGATCCTCCTGCTTCTGAAACTCCGCCTGAAACGGAGCCTGTAAAAACTGAAGAGTCTGAGACGATTACCGAACGACCTCCTGAAATCGACGAACAGTTTTGGGATGCTGAAAAAGGAGTTGTCAAAGGCATTGTTTTGGGCAAGTCCTACAAGGACCTTCGGAAAGAATACGATAAACTCGTACAGAATAAAGGCGAAAAAGCTCCGGAAAAAGCTGAGGATTATTTAACCGATTACAAACCGCCGCATCGTTCGCGCCCCACGGATGACCAAAAGGATGGCGATGTTTTGGATCGATTTGGAGAATTAGAGGCCACCGACCCGGTTTTTATCGCCATGTCCAAAGCTGCCAAACACGCCAATATCAGCACAGATCAATTCAATAGTTTGATGCAGGTGGCTATGGAAGAATTGCACCCCATCCTTCCGGAACCTTTTAATGCTGAAAAAGAAAAAGCCATTTTAGGCGAAGGTGCTGAAAACATCATCCAGACCAACAGAGATTGGATCGATACCCTGGTACGAAATGGGGTTGTCAATGAAGATGAATTCAATCTTTTGTTGGCTTTCGGCGGCACGGCTTTGGGTGTCCAGCTCACCAATAAGTTACGTTTGAACAGCGGCGAAAAACCCATCCCGATAAAACTCAACGGCAACGCCAATACCGGGCGCAAAACACCGGATGAATGCCAAGCTATGATGGCGGATGAACGTTACCACGCTGACGGTGCCGCCGGAAATGCTTATCGTGCCGAGGTAGATAAAGCGTTTGCTGAAACCTTTGGGACAGATTCTACATAAGGAGGGACTATGCCACTTAAAAAAGGAAGTTCAAGGAAAGTCATCTCATCTAATATAAAACGTGAAATAAAGGCTGGGAAACCTCAAAAACAAGCGGTGGCCATTGCTTTATCATCGGCAAGAAAATCTGGCAAAACGTCTCACAATACGTCTCACAAGTCGGGTCATCGTTCGTCTCACAAACCATCAATGAAAAGGACTCGGAAATAATGTCATTTGAAATTGATAATTTTTCTCCTATTGGTGGGCAGGCTCGAAGAGGAAATTCCCCGGCTGAATGGTCTTATGCGAGTCTCATAGATGATTTAGCAACGGTTCTTGCCCCTGGATATTTTGATGAAGTTGGCACTCAGGTTTCGCCGGGAGATTTTATCAATGTTTCTCTCTTAGTCGGTAAAGCGATTATTACAGTTCTAAGCACTACTCTCAAGCCTCCTGGAGTTGTTATTGATTCAGATACTATCGGTGGAGGGCAAGCGACTTTCCCTGTAGAAATTTTTACCGGTACGACTAAAAATCTTGTTGTCGCTGACAATTTAAAATTTATTGCTATGGATAATGCTGGAGCTCAAACCGTCGTCATTCCAGAAAATGCTTCCGAGGCTTTTCCGGTTGGTGCAGAAATGGAATTTTTAAGGGAAGGAGTGGGCACCGTTACGTTTGCTTTTTCTGGGGCCGCTGTTCTTCAATCAAGATCAGGATTGGTTGATATCAACGCGCGATATTCTGCCGCGGCTCTTAAAAAAATCGATACGGATGAGTGGAGGCTCTTTGGAGATCTCGCATGAGCGCTTTAGCAATTATTTCTTCCCAGGCTTTTTCACCTAATAAACTTAGCGGGTTGCAGCTATGGATGGATGCGGCGGATAAAGGAACGATTTTAGATTCGGCCGATGCAGTTGACCAGTGGATCAGTAAGGCCAGTGTTACGAATAAGGCCACACAAGTATTGTCTGACCGGCGGCCTAATACTAATACGCGCACCCGAAAAGGTTTGAATGTATTGGATTTTGATGGCGTTGATGAACACTTGACACTTGATAGTCAACCCATTGTAGGCACAGAGGCTAGAACTATAATCGTGGTTGGCTTGGCTGATGATGCTGTCTCTGGGAATATTTTCATTGCCTTGACTCATAGTACCCTCATGAGTGGGGATCTATACCGAATGACGGCTGAGATTAGATTAACAATTTCGGGCGCATTTAAGGAATTTGCAAATGATTCAATTGAAGATGGAATAAATCCTGCAATTTTAATATTTACCAATCAGGCAAATTCCGATCTTACTTCTGATGTCAGTAATTTTCAAGCCTATAAAAATGGGGTTTTAATAACAAGTACCTCAGACAATAACCCCACAACGACAATAGATACTAGGTCGGGAAAAGAAGCCGTAATAGGCGATGAAGGAGTGGGTGGCGCAGGTGCGTTAAATGGTTTTATCGGAGAAATTATTATTTATAACCGGGTTTTGGTTCTCTCTGAAAGACAACAGATTGAATTAGATTTGTTTAATAAATGGGATATCGCTCCTTTTGCTTTTAACCCAGTGGATCTTGGGCCAGCCATTTGGCTTGAACCAGATAAAGACGTTACTTTAGTGGGTTCAAAGGTTTCTGTATATGGGGATCAGAGCGGTAATGTGAATACAATGAATCAAACAACCGATTCAAAACGGCCTGTCTTTGATGCCACTGGGATGAATGGGGAACCCACGCTGAATTTTACTAACGCAAACGTTGAAACTATGAAGGCGGCTGATTCCGCTTCATTGGATTTATCGGCTGATATAACCTTATTTGCCGTAATGAATATTACCAATGATGGTGTTTTTAAAAATATCCTTTCAAAGGGTGGTAACGACGCTTATAAATTTAGAATATCTAATGCTAATCGATTACAAACCCTCATGCGGACAAGCGGCGGAACCTTGAATGTAAGATCGTGTACCGTAGATTTGACCGAAGATACCGACATAATAGTTTCCGTAACTTTCGATGCTGACGGTGACATAACTTTCCGTGAAAACGGGGTTCTTTTAGGTGCGGCGGTTGCTAGTGGTGGTGACGGGACTATTAAAAATAATGCATCCGTATTAGATTTAGGTTCATCAAGTGGTACAAGTAACGCATTCAATGGTGATTTAGCGACAACCGGACTTTATCCATTCTTAATGTCGGATGCGGACCACAATTTGGTTGGAAACTTTCTTGCTGACCTTTACGGTCTAACTTGGACGGATATATAAAAAATAAAGGACTCGAAAATAATGTCATTTGAAATTGATAATTTTTCTTCTATTGGTGGGCAGGCTCGAAGAGGAAATTCCCCGGCTGAATGGTCTTATTCGAGCCTCATTGATGATCTGGCAGCAATTCTTGCACCAGGATATTTTGATGAAGTTGGCACTCAAGTTTCGCCGGGAGATTTTATCAGTGTTTTTCTGACTGATGGGAAGGCGATTATTACCGTTGACAGCATCACTCTTTCGCCGCCTGGGGTTGTTATGGACCCAGAAGTCATAGGAGCGGGGGCTGACAGTTTCCCTGTCGTAGAATTTACCGGCACGGCAAAAAACCTCGTTGTCGACGACAATTTAACATTCATTGTTATGGATAATGGCGCGCCTCAAACCGTCACCATTCCTGAGAATGCTTCCGAGGCTTTCCCGATTGGGGCGGAAATGGAGTTTTTAAGGAAAGGTTTGGGAGCCGTTAATTTTGTTGTTGCTGGGGCTGCAGTGTTGGATTCCAGGGACGCTCTGACCGCTATAAACGCTCAATTTTCTGCGGTCACTTTAAAAAAGATTGCCGCCGATGAATGGTCGTTGATCGGGGACCTTGCAGCATGATCGGGGCTACCGCATCTCAGGCTTTTACTCCTAATAAGTTCGCTTCCTTGAAGGTACATTTAGACGCCTCAGACAGGGGTTCGATCACCAGCACTGGTGGGAACGTTTCTCAAAAGAACGATAAAAGTAAAAATGCAAACCACGCCACACAGTTTATAGGCAGCAGTCAGCCTTTAACTGAGTCGGATACGATCAATGGCAAAGATGTAATTACTTATGATGGGGATGATGATTTGCTGTTGCTTGGCAGTCAACCCATTATTGGGACAGAGGCACGGACCCTTATTGGAGTGGTTTTGGCTAATAATAGTATAAATTCCAATGCTGTAGTCTCATTGTCGGAAAATCTTACGTTAGGTGGGGCTTATAGAATGACGACTGAAATTGCTGTCAGAATACATGATGCGAGTAGGATATTTTCTGCTGATGCAGTTGAAGATGGAATCAATGCAGCCATCATAATGGCAACCAATGAAGCCAATTCTACTATTGAAAATGATGCTGACAATCTCCAGGTCTATAAAAATGGATTTTTATTGACGGGTGGGACATCTGTAGCAGAGACAACTCCGGTCAATACCAATGTTGGCACGACTGCCATTGGAAACGAGGCGACAAATAATGCCTTACGTTTAGACGGAGTTATTGGGGAGGTCATTATTTATAATCGTGTTATCACTGCGGTTGAAAGGCTGGTAATACACGCTTATTTAATTAACAAATGGGGGATACCCAATGTTTTCCCATTTGTATTCAGTTCAGATTTTTCATCTGATTTCAGTTGAGGAATATTCTTAAACTCAACTTTCATTAAAGGTAAATAATTATGGCCGAGACACAAAGAACTGTAGAAGAACTTTTAGCGATATATGCGGATGGGCAACCTGAAGGCTCCATCCTTCCTGTAGACATGCGGGATTTTGTTGTGTCTTCCGTACCCCTTACCGAGCTCAACGGGTCGAGCAGTGTTAATGGTTCGGCAGATATCGATCCGATTGATATGACCGTGACGGGTGCCAATCTTTATGACACCACATCAGCAAAATTTGTCTTCATTGA